CCCGTCACATCCTGGGTGCCTCTGGGAATTGACCAAGACAACCCCGTAATGTCGTTGCTAATAGTTCGGGCCGAACCTCCGCTATCATCAATCGCCACTGATACCGTTGGTGCTTCCTTCGCCATTTCTTACCTCGCTTTCGTGCCTTCTGCGGCTATGTTAAACTCGTCCAACCATCGCTCTGGCTCCATTGCGTTATGCTCAACTCGTCCTGCCTCTAACCTTGGCAAGTCTCTGGTCAACCACGGCCCACGCTCCAACTTCTTCCAATGGTCGCTCCCAAAGCACCTCTGCCCTGCTGGATAGTGCAGGGTGATTAGTCCCTCACCTGTGACCTCGGCCCTGTAATGTCTCTCTCTGTCAGCCCTGACGAACTCATACTGGGGGCTATCGGCCTCGACGGTTGTCGTCCATCCCAGCAGATAACGAGGGCAATCCACCTCTGCGCAAGTTGCCCTGCGCCAGTGGGTGTCTTTGGGCCAAGTGACCTGATACTGGCTAGTACGCTGTATCATCTACCGTCTCGCCCCTGCGGTATGCGACTATAAATTTGGCGTTATTAAACGTGCCAGTGGATGTCACTCTCAGGTAACGGTTGACCGTCCCCGTTACTGTCACCCTCTCGGCTGCTGGCTCTGCACCATTTGCCACAGCGGTGAAGCTAACTAGGTCTGTCCAATCCGAATCATTAGGGCTGTCTTGGATTTTGAACGTGGGCGTTCCAGTGTTTATGTCTATGATGTGGAGATAAGCTGCTAGCCCGCTGGCACTGCTAGCCCCATCATCCTTGGAGGATGTATTCCCTGCGCTGCCCTGTGTAGCCTCCGCAGCAAACAGGACGCCCCACTCCAGGCCGTTCCCCTGGCCCAGACATTGTGTGGTCAGGGCCAATGCCTTGTCCTGGCTCTTGGTTCCGTCATAGTTAATCTGTTTGGCGACCAGCCCTGCGGCTGGTGAGTCCGCTGCCGTCCCTCTCGTGTACGTCACGATAACGTCTGTGGTGGGTAGGGGCGACAGGGCTGCATGGCCCAGGTTCGTTCCGTCATCGAACCAAGACGAGAACGAAATCTCCCCGTCCCCATGCCCTGCGAGGCGCACCATCCCCGCACTCTCTAGGACGGGAACGTCCAGCGTAGCCTTCCTCGTTGCTATGGTGTCCACGGCAGAGACATCACCCGATAAGTCTCTCCCGCCGATGTAGAATTTGTCTGTTAGCCCTGTCTGTTTCGCCATCTCTAAACTCCTGTCCCTGCAACGGTTGCGCTGCCGTTAATTATGAGAGGTAGGGTGATGTCAGCCATGCGGTACATCGTGCCACCAACGTCCAGATAGCCGTACTCAGCCCGTAGGCTTGTCCCGTCCATCCCTGCAACGTCTATGCTCATGATAGTAGACTCCAGGTCGGTATCTCCCAACAGGTCGCTCATCAACTTGGATACCACCGTAGCCATCTCGTTCTCCAGGCTTTGCTGTGGGTCGGTCTGCTCTGCCAGCATATCTCTATAGATGCGCAGAGTGACGAGATGGTTCTCCCTTGTATCGCCCCCTGCATAGACAAGGTTAATCGCCACAGACCTCATAAATATCGCCGCATGGTATCCCTGCCCTGGTGGGGATTTAGGCTCCCCCACCTGGACGCTGTTGAATAGTCCCGATGCCTGTACATAGGACTCGACTGCGTGTAGGGTGGAGCCTATCTCAAACGCCATAACTACTACCCACCCAACCTGCGGACGTAGTTCTTCATATAGTCTCTGGCCTCTTTATCCACTTCTCCATCCAGCCATTGCTTGGTCTTTCGGAAGGCGGCATAGCCCTTGAATCTACCGCCGCCAAACTCAAGCCACGGGCCATAGACGACCCCTCCGTCATCAATGCGCCCCCGTACCCCTTGGACTGTACCGCTAACATTGCGCCGATAATTGCCCGTGCTTTTGCCGCCTTGCTGGGCGGTTAGATACACCCCTGGCTTTGTGTCCCTGGGCCTGAGTACGATGTCCAGGCGTTGCTCTCCAACCTCCACCATCCGCTGCACAAACCCCTCGGTCACTTTCTCCGTAATCCTCCCGCCCGTCTTGAACAGTGGGCCGCTCATTTCTACGGTCATGCCGACAGCCATTAGACCACCGCCTCCCTAGCCCTGCGGTAGTAGCCCACCATTGACTGACGCATTTGGCTCAAGTCTCGTCCGTCTAACTCCGTAGCTCCATCGCCTGTGCCAACAGAACGCCCCCAGCCAGAATGTTGCTGGTGGTATACCGCCATCGCCTCTGCCAGACACCACCGTGCCACATCTGCATCGGGGAGGTATCGGGTTATAGCCGTGGAGTCGCTGTGGCTTGCAGCCGTAGTGCCGTTAACCCCTCGCTCGATGGTCAGGGTGCGGTTAACATGGCAAGCGACGTTGTTATTGTGGCTTGCCAGCACCGACCCGTCCCAAGCCCGAATGACTGTTAGGTCGTTAGTGCTAACTGATACGACAAACATCTGCTCAGAGTCCAGGCGTATAACCTCACCAGCGACAATCCCATGGCTCCCGTCGAGAGTGACAGTAACGGTATTGTTCTGTGCGGCAAGGTTCCCTGCCATGTCTAAGAGGATGCTGCCCCTAGCAGCAAACGCCCTGTCCGCAACGAATATCTGCTCAGAGTCAATGAGGAGGGTGTCCCCTACGTCAATCGTGCTGGCATCGGATACAATCAACGCTGTGTCGCTGGAACTGATGCCACCACTGTCATCTACGGAACCAGCGGATGCCGTGGTGTTACCCCATCCCCAACTACCTGCGACGCTTATGCTGCGCTGGGGAGTATCCCCGCTCTCAAATGCAGCCGTACTGGATAGGTCAATCTCGATGCGGTTGTACCGAGTGTTCCCGTCGGGTTCAGAATTGGCAGGCTCTAAGAAATAGTCGGACGAGGAGATGGTTGTCGGGCTGGCATTCTGGGCCTGGGTCTGGAGCGTAGAGACCGAGAGGAGGTCTTGGTCTAACCATAGCACAGTGGCAAGCCCTGGACGAGGCTGGGGCCAACGGTATAGTCGGGTCTGGGTCTTAGGGAGGAAATGGCGACGAGTCCACCTGTCCACATCCCTGCTCGCAGCTTCAATCACCCTGTCAATAACAGGATTAAATTGCGCACCGCTTATATTGGCAGCGGTCTTAAACCGCTCCCTTGCGACATACCAGTTAGCCATCGCTCTCTCCTTGCTTTCTAGGACAGACAGGCTGGGTTCTATTCAGTTATCTATCGAGGGCCACCTGCCCATGTGGAGTAATTCCCCAGAGGGCAGTTGCGCCTGCCGTCTGGGTGAATCACTAGGATAGCCCCGTCAATAGGGCAGGCCGTCTGTGGGTCACGGGCCTCTATCCTGTTGGTGTCTTTGTTCTCTTTAAGGATTGCTTGCAGTTGCTCCCACGCCATTAACCTGCTCCTGCTTGGGCTGCTTCTCAAAGGTCATGCTCTCCAGGTTGAGCGTCCAATCGTCCCCCTCTAGGCCCAGGCTGTCCCGTAACCCCCGCACATACGCATTGACCTGCGCCTCCATCTGGCGCAGTTGCACCAGCATCGAGCGGAGGGACTCCTGGGCCGTGGTGGGTATGGAGACCTCTTTCACTGTGTTGGGCATTATGACACCGCCAGAACCGCCGCCTTGGCTTTCAACGAGGCGGCTGCGGTAAGTTCCCCGCTGGTCGCATTGGTGATAGGCACATCTTCCCGCACCCTTGTGATGTCAGTCCCGCCATCTGCCAACTTGTAGTTGACCCTGGCGGTCACGCTCCCATCAGCCTCCACCGTTAGCCCCTCCACCTGTGCATCTGATTTCTCTATTGCCATCTCACCCTCCCAGTGTTTTCAGTCGCTCATTGAGCCGTTGTATTTCTGCCAACATCAGGGCTTGCAGTACGCTCCAGCGCATACTCCAAGGGCCGTAGTCCTCTTTGAAGTTCACTACCTCAGGCATGACTTCTGCCGCTTCCTGTGCTATAAACCCGTAGTCCTTCAACCCCTCACTGCCGCTCTTGTCATTCCACATGAAGGTGCGTGGCTGTAGGTCATAGAGACGGTCTAGGTCATAGTCCAAGGGAGCCACATCATCCTTGAACTCGATGCTAGACGTATCCTGCTGGAAATTGTTGCTGCCATCCAACGAGATATTCGTGGCTGCGGACGCAGAAGGTAAGGAGCCGTGGATGACAGGCGTACCCTCCATGTAGATGGCATAATTGTTGCTATCAGCACCCGTCATTGACTCAATAAATATCCCCGATTGGCTGACT